TTAAGGGGAGAGGCTTTGCATGAGTTGAGAAAACTTGTGTGCAGCCTCTTTCTTTTGTGTTTTTGTGACATGGAGATATACATTTCTTGTTGTTTCGTCATCTTGGTGACCTAACCTTTCCATGATGGCCTCAAGTGTAACTTTAACTTCTGCAAGCAACGATGTGTGAGTATGTCTAAGTGAATGCGGCGTTAAATCGGTGTTTAGTTCGCAGAGCTTTAGTAACCGGAGCATGCGAATTTCGATCTTTTTTATTTGCTCTGGATACCCTGCGTAATTCTCATTTGTCTTAACGATTATAAAATCTTTGTTGTGGTAAGTTTTACGATTTCGCATGTATAGTTCTTTTTGTGCCACGCGGTGATTGTTTAAGACTTCACACAACACGTTATCTATTTCTATCGTCCTAACTGAACTCTTTGTCTTAGGAGTGAGTAATGTATATTTTAACGTGTTATTAGTTGGATTGTAGAGAGTTTTAGTGATACTAATTGTGCGATCATCAAAATTTATATCTGACCACTTGAGTGCACACAATTCTCCAGCACGCATCCCTGTATAAGCGAGTAACATGAAGGTGACATAATCGTACTCCAATCCAAAGTCTTTGGCTGCTCCTAGGAATGTAGATAATTCTTCTTTTTCGAGGTATTTAACAATTTGTTTTTCGCTCTCAAGTTGCTCTACAGTCTTTTGTGTACGTGGTACAACAGCGTAGGAAGTGGGGTCATTTTTGATGATTTCCATTTCTATCGCCTTTTTAAAAATCATTCTCCCAGTGCGGTGTACTCCGTCAATCGTATTTTCTGAATAACCTTTTACTATTTCGCCATCTGCTTTTTTTACTGTTTCTTCTGTTTTCTTTGTTGTTATTTCTTTTTTCTTAACCTTTTCTTCTTTTAGCTTATTAAGGGCATTTTGATATTGTCTGCGAGTTATATCCTTTAACGGTATTTTTGCAAAAAAATGATTAAGCCTACCGATTTCATGGAGTCTCACCCTGCCTGTACTGATTTTAACTTTGCCCGTGCCCATGTAAATGGAGTACCATTCCTTGGCGAAATCTTCGAAAGTTATCTTCTTCTCTTCTATAAACGACCCACTGTGTACCTCTAATTCTGCCGCTGCTGCTGCAATTTCAGCTTCTTTTTTAGTGCGAAATCCACCTCGCTCAATTAACTTGCGTTTCCCAGTCTTGGGATCAACTCCAGCGCGGATGCGATAACTCCACGCAGCGCCACATTTACATCTTTTGTTTGTTTCCGTTTTTATGCACTTGCAGTTGTTTTGGCGAAAAGATGCCATGTGGTTAAGCTCCTTTCTATTTTTAATAAAAACAATGCATATCAACCGGGATTCCATTCCTCAATAGAAATTGTTGTTTAGTTTCATCGGGATATGGCTTGTCCCCACCGGTTAATAAGTGGATTGCGAAATGGTTTGCTTCGCGTTCTATCTTGCTAACACAAAACAATGTGTTTTTCTTTAAAAATGGAGTGTTTACATTTGGATGTAAGAGGTGATGACCAAGTTCATGAGCGCAAGTGAAGCGAGAGTTGAATTCTGTAAGCTCATTATTAATATGAATCATTGGAACACGTACAAATCGATTGTAGTAACCCCATATATCTCCTAATTCATCGAAAAAAAGTAATATTCCTTTTTGATTAACAATTTCCCAAGGATTGTTTGTTCCATGCTTTTGAAGCAACTTTGAAACTTCTCGCTGTACTTGACCCATGTATGATCCCCCAAAGAGTTATCTATGTTTAATCGGAGTGAACTTCTTTTTTGCGATCTGTTTGGCTACGCGCATTGAATTTTCAAGAGATATACGTAGAAGTTCACGCTGTTCCTCACTCATATCCATCGTCTCGCCATGAAATGCTAAAGATTTGTTATGATCAAGCGCAGCCATTAAGTTTTCTAACTCTTTGGCAATATCAGAATCGTCTTTACGAGTTAATGTATAGTACGGGTTTCGTTCCTCTGCAACTGCACCTTCAGAATTTAGCCCCAATAAGTGATCAACTGTCACTTCAAAAACTTCTGACAACTTAGCTGCATTTTCCGCACTTAGCTTCTTAGCTCCCTTTTCAATGTCGTAATAATACTGGGCAGAAATACCAATCCGATCTGCCACCTCTGTTCCACTCATTTTTCTTTCTTTCCGAATACTTTTTATTATAGAGTCCACTGGAATTCACCTTTCAACTAAATGATTATTTAATTCTATTTACATATTATCAACAAATAGATTAAAAAACAAGCTCTATTTGATTAAAATAGAGATAAATTAAGCAAATGGAAGAATTATCTTTAATCTACGAGATTAATATAGCTAAATGCTAGATTATGACTCTATTTGAGTAATTACTCTATTTGATTAAATTAATCAAATGGATTAATATTTTATCCATGGAGGTGAGAGCAGTGAACATATCAGACACAATAAAAAAAGTGCTTAAGGATAAGAAATTAAATCCTTCTGACTTAGCGAGAATGATTGGGTACACACCACAGTATGTACATAACTTGCTAGATGGCAACCGTCGGTGGAATGAAACAACTATTGATAAGACTTGTTTCGCATTGGGACTAGGGCTTGAATTTACTACCAATAAGACAGAGGGAAGTGGAGTTGATGGGGACGAGTAAGTACCTTCGTGTAAAGGATATATGTGAGGTTCTCGGTTGTTCTAATCAGTATGTAAGCGAACTATTAAAAAAGCCATTAGAAAACGGAGGTTTACCTTGTATACGACTTAGTAAACGAATGATTCTGATTGATCCAGTTGATTTCAAGGCGTGGGGAGAGCGGATGAAAGGGGTGGGGAAATGAATCTTGGTGATGTAATGGAGATTTGTAAAACATACGATATCGATGATGTGAATGACATGCTTGGCACTGGAAAGTGGAAAATAGCACACGAATTGTTTGACGGATTAGGAAATATAGAATTCATTCTTTACCGGACAAAAAGATGATAACGCTATTATGGATCATTGTTGCAATATTAACCATCGACACATTATTCGTATTTGCACTATGGAATCATCCTTTAAAAGGACGAGCTAAGAAAGGGGATATCAAATGAACCATAATAATAACAATGAAATAAAGGCCGTGGAAAACGCCGAACTCATGACAAAAATTATTCTTTTACTTTCTGAAAATGGATTAAGTGTTAACCAAGCTTGCGACTTGTTGAACACGGCTAAATTCCAAATGATGCACTATACAAAAATAGATAACAATTTCAATGATCTGATTAGAGATGCCGTTATGATTGAACGGGTCCAGCAAGAAGTGAGCTTCTGATATATGTGAGATGAGTATCGTATTCATTTAAATAAACTTTGTATAAATCGCCTAATGTGTACCAAATACCTATCTGAAATGAGCAACCATACGAACCGAATGCAAGTTATTAACCACTAAAAGAAAGTGAGGTGAAGCAAAATGGATGAAAGAGAAGTGAGGTTTAATAACTTTGTCAGTAATCAAGCGGCGGACCTGCTGAATGATGTCAAAAGCAATGTATCAACTTATGGAGAGGTTAGAGAAAATCTTTTAAGTTGTGAACGATCAGCAAGATGGCGAAGCGCAGAAAATCCCTATTTGTTGGTGATTACCGAAGCGAAAAGGCAATTAGAAAAAGAAATCGATGCAACCACAAAATCGTGATTACATCGAAAATGATTAAATGTTTTCTAGTTTCACAATCGATTGAGCACTGTAAGTGATTTCAGGGTTTTTGACATCAAAAAAGAATTTTGAGTTAGCGAGAATTTCTAGAAAACTTGGGGTTAAACCATCGTGAATGTGACTCCATAAGCCGTAAGTTCCAGATTGAGATGGGTAGTTTTTATTAGGATTTTCTTTATCTGGGAAAAAATCGATCGCCATAAACGTTTGTTCTTCATTAAATGTTTTGGTTGAGCCATCAGAAAATGTAACTTTAATTTTATCCATTAATGCAATTTCTCCCTTCTATACGAATTGATAAGCTTAGACAACTTTCATTCTAGCAGAGGGATAGGAAATATTCGACAGAAAGCGAGGTAATCAAATGAATCAATTACAAGTTATTAACCACAACGGTCAAAGAGTTTTAAGCACTGCTCAACTTGCTGAATCATTCGGAACTGAAACAAAGATTATCAGCAAGAATTTTGAGAGAAACGAAAGTCGGTATTCAAAAGACAAACATTTTTTCTTGCTTGAAGGTGATGAACTAAGGGCATTTAAAGCAAGTCGTCAAAATGACGTTTCGCCAAATATCAATTGCTTGTACTTCTGGACTGAAAAAGGAGCATGGCTTCACGCTAAATCATTAAACACAGATAAGGCTTGGGAAGCTTACGAATCACTTGTAGATGATTATTATCGCATCAAAGATGTACAAGCATTAGACACAAGCGCATTAAGCCCTCAACTCCAACTCCTAATCAACATGGAGCAAGGATTAAAGCAAATCGAACAACGCCAACAGCAAACAGAACAACAGCTTACAACCATCAAAGAAACCTTCCTGAAACGTGATGAGAATTGGAGATCAAAGATAAACGGAATGTTGAATGGATCTGCCAATCGAATGGGAGGCCATCAGGAAGTTAGAAGAGAAAGTTATCGACTCCTAGAAGAACGAGCCAAATGTAATCTTGGAGTACGCCTTACTAACTTGCATGAACGCCTTACGGAGCAGGGAGTCACAAAAACGAAGATTAAAGATACCAACCGTTTAGATGTGATTGAGTCTGAACCACGACTTAAGGAAATCTATACAACCATTGTTAAGGAATTGGCGATTGGGACTTTAATCTGAAAGGAGGGATAACCCATGTACACAATAATGACCAAAGATAATGACGTTATCGTTGTCGATTCCTCAGAAGTTAGCTACAACGAAAAATACGGATACAAGAGAGCTTCTGAACACGAGACGTACAAACGTGCATTTGTAGAAGCTGTTTTACTTCAAGAAACTGAATAGAAAGGATGATACCCATGACGGACGCTAGACTAATGGATCGTGTAAAGGCTAACGCTCGGCTTCAACAACTAATCAAGGTTAGACGCGATAAGAAGATTTTAGATGCTGGAAACGATTGGTTAGATAAAGAAATATCTGATCTCGAAACATTCTTACACAGTAAGGAGGGACAAGCAGTATGAAAAACGGTAAAAGACCAACACGTCGGCAATTATCCATTATCTCAGAAAGCGTTGCAACTCCTGCAGATTGGCTAGTAAGTAAATCCACTTCTAACGAGCTTCACTTGGTACATCGTTACGCCAAACAAACTAAAATCATTTGGTTATAGGAGGGTAGCTATGAAATTTAATAAGAGAGTGAACTTTTTCTCGGTATGCTTCGGGAAATCTGAAACGGCAGTGTTGGACAAGACTCAAAACCTCTTAGAGATACATACAACATTGCAGACTAAACCAATTTTCATTGCTTTGGGGAATCAAGAATAATTTAAAGCTTAGGGATTTACTTAATGATGCTTATCCAGTTAGCACCTATGTATTGAAAAATAAATCAACAAGCAGTCGAGTTGAACCATGATCATGGGCATTCGGATTAAAGCATCCGGTGACTTCATCGACTTGCTTGCACTGAATATGGTTGGTGGTCAAGTGACAGAAGGGAAGCATCCGAGGTTCGCTTTTAGAAGTGATATCCAACGCAATAGATATAACGAAATTCGGAAACGGCTTAAAGGAGGAGAATCACTTGAAAGCATTGCAAGAAGCGATACAAAAGCTTGAGGATCTACAGCAATCGAGCAAAGGGTCATTCGTTGGTGCTGGGGATGAAATCATTATCTTCATGCGGCATGATCTGCAGGTCGTAATCGACAACTTGAAAGATGTCCATAATTCCTTAAAAAACGAAAAAGTGACCACGGCGGCAACCGAGATCACTAGAATTAAACACTTTAGAAATATTTCACGGTCAATATAACACAAATATTAGGAGGATGTCAAAATGCATATTAAACGAATTGAGATAAAGAACTGGTTAGGTATCAAAGAACTAATGTTTAGTCCAGGTAAATTTAATAAGGTTTCAGGCGATTCGGGAACAGGTAAGACAAGCCTTGTCGAAGGATTAGAAAAGTTGTTCACGAACAAAAGCCGTAGAACAGAGGTTATTCAGCATGGTGAGGATGAAGCAGAACTGTTCGTTGAACTGGATGATGGTTTGCAAACAACAAGAAAAATCCGTTCTGAGAAAGCCGATTATTTGAAAGTGAAACACGATTCCAAAGCGGTTAGTAGTACGGAATCATTCCTTAAGAAACTGATCAGTGGCGATATATTCAGACCTATTGAGTTTGTCCAAAAGAGCGCAAAAGAACAGACGGAAATTATCCTTAATATGCTTGCAATCGAATGGACAGTCGAGGATATAAAAAGTTGGTTTGGAGAAATGCCAGAAGCTGATTACCAGCTGCATATTCTGCAAATTTTGAAGGAGATTGAGACAGGGTACTTCACCGAACGAACTTCTATCAACGGAGAAATAAACCTGTTAAGAGCCAATATTGAAGGGATCAAGCGTGATCTACCGCAGAACTATGACGGAGCTGAGTGGAAAGACGTTAATCTTCAAGCCTTATATAAGAAGCTGTCCGATGCAGAAGAGTCCAATAACAAACTGGATGAAGCTGTCAAGCTGATTGATGGTTTGAATATCAGAATTGACGACATCAAACAACGATCTGCTAATGCTAGAGAATCAAAGGTGTTGGAATACAGTAGGCAGCGCGAAACATTAAATTCTTCTATTAAACGATTGGACGAAAACATAAATGACGAGAAAACAAAAGTAGATGATGTCTCTCGTAGAATCAATGATGAATCTATCAGATTGGATTCTGAATTAGAACAAGCTATTGAACGATTGAAATTACAATACCAAGCAAAAAAACACTCATCCAAGGAATCGATTCAGCAGGAAGGCGAACAATCAGCCGTGTTCATTAACGAGTACAAAGAACAGCTCGTTGATAAGAAAAGCACTCTAGCAAATATTGACGAGCATGAAAAGAAGGACCTTGAAAAGATCGAGGACCATGAAGCAAATCTGATTACCTCAGAAAATGAGAAGTCAGGTAATGCTCAGAAAATCATTGATGAATCTGTATTAATCGATGTTGAACCACTCAAGGAATCGGCGAATCAGGCTGCTGAAATGAAAGAGTATTTACGTGAATGGGAACGCATGAATGAAATCATCAAGGAAAAATTATCACCTAAAGAAGCTAGATCGGCCGAGCTTACAAACAAGATCCAAAAGGCTAGAGAACTTCCAAAAGAGTTGCTTAAAACAGCATCATTGCCAGTCGAAGGATTGTCGGTAGATGAACAAGGGCGAATTAGAATTGATGATACGTTAATTGATGGACTATCAGAAGGAGAGTCATTAGAGTTTGCCTTCAAGCTTGCTAAGGCCCAAGCAGGGGAATTGAAAGTAATCTGCGTTGATGGTTGGCAGAACCTTGGAAGCAGACAACAAGAGATCATTGAATCCTCTAAGCATGATGATTATCAATATTTTGTTCTCGAGACTATTGACGGTCAAGATTTAAACATTGAGATTGTGGAGGGATAAACCATGTCAGATAAATTAGCTATAATTCATAAAAATCTAGAAGGTTTACTTGAAAGTAAACGTGAAGCAATGCCCTCCAACTTTAACAAAACAAGGTTCCTCCAAAACTGTATGGCGGTACTACAGGATGTTAAGGACATAGATAAAGCCGATTCAACAACCGTAGCTAGAACGATGTTAAAGGGCGCCTTCCTTGGCTTAGACTTCTTCAACAAAGAGTGTTACGCCATCATTTACGCCGGCAAGGTTGAGTTCCGGACGGATTACAAAGGTGAAGTCAAACTTGCCAAACTATACAGTATCAATTCGATCAAGGACATATATGCAAAAGTAGTTAGAAAAGGTGACGAGTTCACAGAAGAAATTATAGCTGGACAACAGTCTATAACCTTTAAACCTATGCCCTTTAACGATGGAGAAATAATTGGAGCTTTTGCAATAGTCATGTTTAAAGATGGATCGATGAATTATGACACTATGAGTGTAAAAGAAATCGAAATCATCAAAGAGAACTTTTCTCAGAAATCGAGAGATAGCGGTGAATTCTCTAAGGCTTGGAGAATAACACCTGGAGAAATGTATAAGAAAACTGTTCTGAGAAGGCTTTGCAAGAATATTGAACTAGACTTTGACACCATCGAACAAAAACAAGCATTCGAAGATGCTGCTGAAATGGACTTCAATAAGAAAGAAGAGGTCAAGCAAGTGAGCCCTCTGAATCCAATCGATGTGGAATACGAGGTGGTCGCAGATGCAACTAACCAAGAGTAATTACTTCAGCCAAGAAGCCAATCGTCACTACATGTCCGTATCTCAGTTCAAAAGTTTCCTGCCCTCATATGGGGGCTGTGAAGCTCAGGCGGTCGCCACTCTTAACGGAACATACGAACGATCCTCAGTCATGGCATTCATGGAAGGACACTATGTACATGCTTGGAATGAAGGCACACTTGATGAATTCAAAGCTGATAACCCTGATCTATACAGCAGCAGAGGGGCAACCGCCGGACAGCTTAAATCTAACTTTCAACACTGCAACACGATGATAGAGGTCCTAGAGAATGATCCATTAGTCACGAAGGCATTGGCCGGAGAAAAGGAAGTTATCTTAACTGCTGAATTGTTCGGGATACCTTGGAAGGTAATGCTTGATAGCTACAATCCTGCTGTTGGTATATTTGCAGACCTAAAGGCCTTGAAAGAAATAGATGGTAAGTGGTGGAACAAGGATGCTCAGGCTTATGAAAACTTCCTAGATCACTACGGGTACACGATACAAATGTCTGTATATACAGAGGTTGAGAAGCTTGCAACAGGTCGTGAACAGTGGTTACTACCACACATGGTCATCGTGACTAAGCAGAACCCACCTGACCATGAAATTATTTACTTTGATTATGAGGTTATCCAACAAAGTTTAAATATCGTGAAGAACAATATAGAACGTGTGAAAGCAGTCAAGGCAGGGCTTGCTGAACCTGTGAGATGTGAGAAATGTGAGTATTGCCGGCAGACGAAAAAGATCCAAACGATCAAACACTTTTCAGAATTGAGTTTGTATTAATAGGAGGGAATCAAATTGTTAAATCGAGTTATATTAATTGGTCGCCTTGTACGTGATCCTGACCTTAAATACACACCATCAGGTGTAGCTGTAACCCAATTCACACTCGCTGTAGATCGCCCATTCACAAAAGCAGGCGAGGAAAAAGAAGCAGATTTCATTCCAATAGTTACGTGGAGGCAGCTTGCCGAGACTTGCGCTAATTATCTAAAGAAGGGTCGCCTAACAGCTGTAGAAGGTCGCATACAGGTTCGGAACTACGAAAACAACGAAGGTAAGAGAGTGTATGTAACAGAGGTTATAGCTGATAACGTGCGCTTCTTGGAATCATCTAAAAAGGACAACAGTAGTGACTCATCAAAAAGCAATCAGGATCCATTCTCGGATGATGGAAAACCAATAGATGTCTCAGATGATGATCTACCATTCTAGGAGGTGCACTGATGACTATAGGATTTCCTAAATCTCCAAAGAGTACCAGAGTGAAGCTGACACAGAAGCAAATGGGTGAAATTAGCCTAGCAGTAGATACAGAGCTTAAAGAACGCTCTCATGGCTTGTGTGAAATGTGCGAAAAGGCACTAGCAACCGAAAGAGCTCACCTAACTGGACGTCCACATTTAAAACATAAGACAACAGTGACTGACTTGATACACCTTTGTTCCAAATGCCATGACTGGTTAGACGAAACACCAGAAGGGATTAGGTCTAGAAACTTTATAGTGACGGTGATCAGTAAAGTATTACAAAAAAGCTAGTGAGTAGGTGGTGGTATGAGTGGCGCGACCATTAAAGGAAAGCTTAGATTATTTTCCTCTAGATATTGATTTTGACCAAGACGATAAAATGATTGTCACTTTAGCAAAGTATGGTATGGAAGGTTTGGGAATCATCGTCAAGCTCATGGGAGAGGTATACCGCAGTGGATACTTTTACCCATGGACTGAACGTGAACATTATGTATTCAGTAACCGAGTTAATGTTGACATAAACCTTGTTAAAGACATCGTTAATGAGTGCATAAAATGGAGGTTCTTTAACCAAAGCGTGTTTGAAACTCACGGCGTACTTACATCTAAGGGGTTTCAACGGCGATATATCGAAGCAGCGAAGCGCCGAAAGTCTATAACATTCATCGATGATTATCTTCTTGTTGACCCTACCGAGGAATGTAAAAACGTCTCTTATAGCATTACCGTAGTTAATGTTAACGGTAACGTAGTTAATGTTTACATTAACCCTGATAAATGTAACGGACAGTCAACACAAACACCACAAAGTAAAGTAAAGGAAAGTAAAGTAAAGGAAATAGAAATAGATAGTAAAGAAAACCAAACACAAGAACCTATAGGCGGTGTACCTGAGATTCCTTTTAATCCTTATAGAATTTTTGAACAAGAAGGATTCGGAACAATTAGTTCCACGCTTAAAGACAACATTGACGATCTCGTTGAAACCTATGGAGACCGTTGGTACCTGGAAGCGATGAAGACGGCCGTTTTATCAGGGAAACGATCTATGGCTTACGTTAATGGAATACTAACTCGTTGGAAAACGGTAGGCATAGATGAACCTTGGACAAAGGAAAAGGAAGCACCACCTTCTAAAAATAACTACCGAGGCAATCAAAAGGCAATCATCCCCATTACTGATGGTAAGGATGCACCAGCGGTAAGTGATGATGAATATGATCGGCTTATGCAAGAAGCTGCTGAACTACAAGCTAGCAAGGAGCGTGAGCATGACTAACCCAACAATACCCAACCAAATCAAACAGGAGATCATCCTAGGCACTTCGGACGATGATTCAAAGGATTGGTTGACTAGAGTAATAGAGTCGGCAGAAAGGCAATACAGAGCTTTAGAACAGGAGGGAAAAACATGGGGGCTAGAAACCAAGCAATTATAAATCCACTAAACGCTAAGAGCAGACGTAAGATACATCTAGCATGCGAGGAAATGGATTTTACATGGTGTGATGACGAAGTTAAAAAGTTTGAAGATATGTGGTTACAAGGTGAAGGTATAGGGGAAATCGCAGGGGAACTTGAACGAGATCCCGATGAGGTCTTGATATTGCTTATTGATCGGGCAAGAAACAATAAACTTATCATCAAACGTCCAAATGGATTAATGGGGTTGCCGATATGAATACATTTGCTAATCGCGGGATGAAATTCGAAGAACTCATAAATTATGCAAACGATCAATATACAGCAAAAGGCATAGCGAATATCAAGAAGATTTCTACTCCTTGGACAGTATTGAGACAAGGGAAAAGAATCACCAGTGCATTTCCATCTGGTCCAAGCACAGTGGACTTCATGGGCGACTGGCAAGGTAAGTCGATCTGTTTCGAAGCCAAGAGCACGAAAAACGAAAAGAGTTTCCCATTCAGCAACTTTGAAGAGCATCAAATTGAGTTCATTCGAAGTTGGAAAGGTGAATCGTTCGCTCTCATACACTTCGAAACTCATAACGAGACCTATCTAATTGATCGTATAAACCTTCTTAGGATGTGGGACGAGCAAATGTTAGGGGGCAGGAAGAGTATCCCTTACAAGTGGTTTCAGGAGTCTGGAAGGTTGATAGAAAAAGGTGGATATCAAAACCAAGGTATTGTACTAGATTACCTATCAGCGATCAGTTAGGAAAACAATAAATCCGTGACCACTTACAACCCAAAAATAGAACTGGTGTACCCATAAATACAATTAATGGAGGAGGGAGTAGTCATCGGTAAACATGAAATGCAATACGAACCTGATGAGCAAGACATCATTGATGGGATAACTTACGACAGGCAAGGTCGGATGGAATACAACCCTTTATTCCACTTTAATCACGGAAAACATTACACAACATCAGAACTCATATATATCTGCAAATATTACGAGATTGATGGAAGACGAAACATGTCACTGGCGATCGGTAAAACGATTAAATCAATCACTTCTACGGTGTGGAAGTTAAGGCAATCAGGAAAATGGGATTATTACAAAAACTTCGATGATGAAGCTTGGGAAACGATCCCTATTTAACTTATAAGGAGATAGAACAATATGAAAGTACCAATTATAAAAGTTATCCTAAGAAATTACGCTGAGCCAATCGAGGTAACATCAATAGATTTCATAACCAGAACACTCACTTGGAATTATATGGGTCGATATATAAAAGATATAGAATTTAGCGACGTTGAGTCTTGGGAGGTTACACAATGAACGACAAGATAACAGAGATTAAAGCATATGCAGAAATGCGTAATAAAACTAACTACAAACACACTACGGAAATTGAATACATCACATACCTTCTACAACTAGTAGAGCCGTTGATTAAAGCACTAGAGTTCTATGCGGATGAAGAAAAATATACAGATGGTGATTGTGGCGGAGTATATGACGCAGACAAATTATATAGCTCTATCGCGCTTGATAAAGGTGAGAATGCCCGTGAAGCCCTATCAATTATTTAGCTAGAGGAAGGGAGACAGACACACATGCAAAAACTTATAAACGTTATATCTCTATCAGGTGGAAAAGATAGTACGGCTCTTTGGCTGTACGCACTGGAACAAGGAGTGGATTTAATGCCTGTTTTCGCTGATACAGGTAATGAACATGAGAAAACATATGAATATATTGAGTACCTAGAAAAGGAACTTGGACCGATCCGAAGAATCAAAGCTGGCTTTACAGAACAGATAGAAAACCGTAGGCAGTATGTAACGAACTATTGGCCGGATAAATTACGAAAAGATATACCTGGTAAATGGGTTATAGATCCCGGCGTACCAACAGAAGGCTTAGATGGTGTACTACTAGATGATCCTCCAGAAGTTGAGCCTAATGATCCTTTAAAGGAATATAAAGGTGTATACGGGTGGATATGGAGACCGGCTATAAATGGAATGAGCAATCAAGAAGCTGAGGAAACAATTAATAGAGTCTTAGAAGCTCTAATCCCCACAGGAAATCCATTCTTAGATCTATGTATGTGGAAGGGCAGGTTTCCATCAACAAAGGCTAGGTTTTGCACGGTAGAGCTGAAGGTTAGACCATTTTTTGATCAAGTCTACTTACCTCTGATTGAGGGGGGGCACCACATAATCAGTTGGCAAGGAGTTAGGGCGCAAGAAAGTTATGCACGATCTAAGCTACCTGAAAGAGAAGGCACGCCTGAAGGGTATGAGATATATCGTCCGCTATTGAACTGGAAAGTTGAAGAAGTGTTTGCGATGCACGACAAGCATGGCATTGAACCTAACCCACTCTATAAAGAAGGTATGGGACGTGTCGGATGTATGCCATGCATCAATACCGGTAAAGCGGAGCTCTTTGAAATAGCAAGAAGATATCCGGAAGAAGTTGCAAGAATTGCACGCTGGGAAGAGATCGTTAAACAGGTATCCAAACGTAATGGAGCATCATTTTTCGCAAATTTATGAAAGATTAACCCTGATACGGCCGCCACTAACGTTAAGCATATTCGGTCGGGACGAAGTAAGGTCAAGGGCGCAAAAGACACATTATACGAAGGAGGTATGTTAAATGTCAGCACAATCATATAGAGCAAAAAAACAGACTTATCTAACTAAGGATAAGAAATCTACAAGAACTGTTTATCATCCACAAGCTATGTTCAGAGGAGAGTTATGTCATTTCCCTGACGAGACAACTGAGAGCGGTCTTATCGAATACGATAACAAAGAAGATGCTCTTGTAAATGCTATTGAATTGTACAAGCACTATAAAGACAAATAAAGCTGTTATGTAGTAGTGCGAAGATAAAGCGCAGCACGGATGCGGGTTATAAGTAATCCTTCGAATCGACCGCACAGGCCCAAGCCGTATAAAGCAATTAAAGGGATAGTATAACCTCTCTCCCTACCTAAAAGGAGTGTAAAGGATACTTGTCAAAATCTCTGTAAATTATTCCGTAAATTATTCCAATAAATATTCCTGAGAGGAAGAAGAAAATGATCAAGAAAATAACAAAACGTTTCAGACCGTCTAATGATGGAGGATTCTTTCACAATTCTCGTGAAGACGTGGCTGCCTTAGCGAAGTTTTGCAACGAGCTTGCGGATAAGGTCAATGAACTCACGGATAAAGTGAATGAATTGGAGGGTAGAGAGTAATGGATAAACGACAGACATTTGAAAACATTGTAATCAACCTTGAACCGGATCAAAGATTCTTCAGACAAACAAAAGCCGATTGCGCCTTAGTGTTAATCGACAAAATAGAAATCAATCATTACGCAGAACAAATTATACTGTCAGGCACGCACTTCACGGTTGATTACGAGGATAAGGTAATTGAGCGCATCGAGGATAGGACAAACATACACCTTGAAACAAACCTAATCGCTGAGCATAACGAAGGTGAGGATTGATCCCTAATGAGTAGAGACCCAAGAGACTGGCAAGCAGATATGGAACTCATTCACATCATCGCATTAAAAGATAATCGAATCATTGATTTAAACAAACAAGCAAAACAACTCGCAGAAGATAACGCACGTTGGACATGTCAATGGAACGGAGCAGAGCAAAAGTATCTTACTCAGTCTAATGTGATAGCGGAGCTTAGGGAACAAGTGAATAGAGCAAATAAAGCATTGCAAGAGATAATTGAGTATTCCAAGCATGATGGAATATCAAAGCATCTTGATAACTGTTATGTGACTGCTAGACACGCTATTTCAACCCTTTATCCCTTAGATAGGGAGGATACAAACATTGAATCCAATGGATGAACTACTCAAGATTTCTCACCTAATACCTTTTGAACCTTTACAAGATATAAATCGACGTATAGGCGACTGGTTAGCTATGGGTGGTAAACAAGATGATCCATACATTGCCCAACAACTTAGATACGCGAAAAGGTATGTAAGGGAGGATAACGGTAATGTGTAAATGCCTAAAGGAACTAGCCAACCAACATTCCAAGAGTAGTCGCCAGAACCGCAGGGATGCAGAGGTTCAAACAAGTGTGAATATTAACATCACAATCAGACCCTATACATTTGATGATAAAAAGGGTGCTCGGCTATCCAAAACGGTGATACACAAGGATATACCACCTAAGTACTGTCCGATCTGTGGTAAAAAGGTGCACGGGTACCAAGAAGCCAACTCCGTGGGGTCCAGAGCATGAGTGAAACGGTAAAAGCTAAAACCTTTTGGGTCTGGACAGATAAAGCAGAAGCTAAGAACCCAGCACGTAGCAGATCAGGTGAACCAATATGGGAAGATAAACGATATGAAGCTCCACAATGGATGATAGATCAAGGATTGATTCAAGATGCCGGAGATGTGGACAAAGAAGGTCAAATGAGCATATTCGATTTAATGGGGTGACCACATGGATAATGAAGTATTTCAAATCGCTTTCCCAGGTATGACCATAGACGAGGACGCAACCTTTACTAAACTGGAAAAAGAGTTGAAAACGGCATTTTTATATAAAAGATTGGGATTTATACGCAGAGAAGCAGTCACGACTCCAAGTTATGACCTCAAAGAAGGTGGCACAAATTCAGCGCGCACCGTCTCCAAACAAACGGAGAATATAGCTATTCACAACATAGACGGAGAAGATAGATCGAAGAACACCTATGACCGCGTGACGTTAGCTGTTAGTTGGTTAAAACATCCACAACAACGAATCATAACGGAAAGATACATGACCGATCCTGAGGTGTCTGATTTAAATGTGTGGCTCAACCTTAACCTGTCCGAAAGGACTTACTATAGATTGAAAAAAGAAGCCATGAGCGAATTAGCCTTTGCCTTGAGATTAGAGGTAATTATTGAATAGTAGACACAAACTGTGTCACAGGAGAAGAAGAAATGAGAAAATAGGTGGACACTCAAACTATTTCTCAAAAGGAAGCTTTATGTCTTTTAGCTCCTTATTAATTCGCTTTGCTTCTTCAATATTTTTAGCAGGTGAAGTGATAGTGATCTTCTTATTTCCATCATTGTTTGATTTGGTTAGTTTGTGATAAAGATCCTGATCTGTAATTTCAATAGTAAATTTCAGACTTTGATAATCAAAAAAGATTTGGCCAAGATAAGATCTTGATGTTTTGATGTAGCTGATTAATCCTGTTCCAGAAGAAAAGAGTACATTTTCAAGCTTAATTTCATCTCCAATAACCAGAGATCCGATGAAATTGTGATCTTTAGTGTCATACTCACCTTTCATTGATACCTCTATAATTTTTTCTGTTTCGCTTCCATATATAAATGCTGCATTTTTGATATTAATCTCTTTCTTAGAATCGGTACAACTTATGAGTGTAAGAGACCAAATAACTATAATAAGAGTTTTAAGCAAAGGACTGTTTTTCATTAAATTTCACCTTCCTTTTTTTGAAGAGAGAGAGCCAAGAGTCACCTCCTAGCCCTCTCTAAATAAATTCTAGAATGGGAAATATGGGGTTACTTTAACAATAGCACCATAGTTATATGAATAATATAATGGAGAGGTGGTGCTTTTTGCTAAAGATGTAAGTTTAGCTGTATCATAAAAATATTCTGCAGCTTGCCCTGATATTTGGCCTATATTTAAATTTGATGGTGTGTAACGAACAGTGCCTTTGTAATAAACAACGTTTAACTGAGCGGATGTATTTTTCTTTGTTGAAGTTGCCATAGGTTCCCAGATACCGTTTCTATACACTTCGACTACCCTGGTAATTATTACGTAATCGAGAAGAGAGCGTGTGATGGTACTGTTATATGATGTATATTCAGGCGGGTTGACAACAAGACCAAGAACTGACTGGAAAATACCCACATATGGATGGGTCATACCCACGGCAAACTCAAACGCCTTCTTTGCTAAAACTTGCAGATCTCCAGCCGTATCATTATACACCGTTTGTGCACCATAGGTTAATTTGTCAGTTATTCTTGTATCACCTGACACTGCTCTACTACCTATTTCTGGATTGCCGTTAGGATATACTGTCTCGCTATAAACAACATAATCTTTAAGTAAATCTTGATTTTGTAGAGAGCGTTGAGTAGGATTCAATTCCATCGATTTACTTAACTCTTCTTCGTATTTATTGATATCTAATGCCTTGCCTTCTTTAAGCGCTTTCTCTTTAATGTATTCGAAAGAAACTGTACTAGATCCTGTCATAGAATCAATTTGATCTGTCTTATCTTGAGCTGCATAAACGGGGGCTCCACTAATCACAACACTTAGAGCTAAAAAAGGAACTGCAAATAACTTAACAACCTTGCCAAAGTTCTTTTTCATGATTTGCCACCTCCAGGGAATATTAGCATTTGTTTACAAATACTAACATTAGTATATTAGTATTGCTAGATTTTGTAAAAAGATAGATTCAATTAGTGTAGCAATAGCTAACTTTTTGTCGAAGTTGTTTAACTCGATAATATAGTTGCTAATATACAAGAAGGAGAAGGAGATCAAATTATAGATCGGAAACCATTTCCGAATTTCATTTATGTTTTCTGATCGTTTGTCTAGTTTGATTGAGTATATTCTTTACGACTTTGGAGTTCAAGCAAAGAAAAAAGAGCAATATGGAGAAAGAAGGTTAATACGCAGTACGAAGATACCTCGCCATAAATCTTGGCAGGATATTGGCAGGAAGTTGGCAGGGAATTAGGAGATAAGCGATATATAATGTAATTGTGGGTAAATGAGATTGGACACCAAAGAGATATGAATATCTCAACTCTAAAGCGGTCAAGCCAGTGATGAAGAGGCTTGTAACCGACTTAATATGCCGTTGGTGAAATTCCAATCCATTCCCTACAACCTATCGATATATTGTGCTAATACATTGAATAGGGGATGATATAAGATGTGGTGGCGGAATAGGTAGACGCTAAATAAACTCGGCCCAAGACTCAGACGGAGTAATCATGCATCGGGTCATAATCAAGGTGTGCATGATATGCAAGGTGCAAATCCTTGCCCACATAAACAGATAAGGCATCAGGTCTATGGACTTGGTGCCTTTTGTTATTACAAATGTTATTATCTATGCGAGGTGATACGTATGAAATTGTATTTAGTAATTAGAGAACACTACGCATATGATGAATATGAATCAGTAATCGTTAGAGCGGAAGATGAAAATAGAGCATTAGAGATAGCTATGAAATTAAGTGATGACTTTAGTGATGAATACACAACAGTTAAAGAGGTACAGGTAGATGGTGAAGAAGGTGTGATACATAAAAATTTTAATGCTGGATAATGAATAAATAGGACACATCAAGCGCTCACATTGTGGGTGCTTTTTTTATATTACATAAAGGATGGTGATAGACATGAACGTACAGGAGAAGATGAAGAAACTAAACATACAACCTGTTAACGAAAAAGTGTATCTACAACATCTAAGACAATGGGAATTACTAGGGCAAGACATGAGTGAACAAAAGTATTACAAAATGTATGGGGACACACCAATGTTTTACTCTGATGACTACTTAAATAAACATTCGATTGATGCATTGCTTAAAGACAACAAGAGAAGTCGTGAGATGCTAAATCCAACACTTATAGCTAAACTACTAAGCAAGTGTGACGCATGGTGGTTTAGGTTCAGATATATGAAGCAATAGACATCAGTTCAATCCACAGCACGTCATGTGCAGAAAGGATTAAGGTGATCAAACTATCTGCGTTAGTCACTCGCTTATGTGACTGGATATAAGAAAGGATGGTGAAATGAAGTGGAAGCTGAACAATTAATGGCTAACGTCAGAATCAAAGTAACTCTTAGATATCGTATATGTAGAAGGTTACTATTATGCCTAATGAAGTGCGACATCATCGGTGTGGATAAAGGGATTGCGATTCACAAGAAGTTACTCGATCGTTCGATGAGCTTTAAGGTAGGGGATATTGAATGGCAAGCGGTACAAGGGAAGGAAGGGTGATCATGAGCAACCCACAAACAACAACATGTGATGCAGGATGTAACCAACAGTTCACAGTAGATCAATTCACAACTGAACGGATAGGTAACGGAGTAGACAAGATATACTTTGCCTGCACTCATTGCAATCACAAGTATGCAGCGTTCTATTCTGACATTGGGGTAAGGCGGTTACAGGCTAAGATCAGGAGAGTGCAACAGAAGTTCGCCAATCCTCATGCTGATCATGCTAAGGCAGCAAGGCAGGAAACTGAGATACAACAGCAGATCAAAGAACGAATGGATGCGTTGAGGTTAAAGGTTGAGGGAGAAGGTGGGCTTAATGGATAATGCTGATCAACGTAGACTGAAAGATATAGAGAGTGTTACAAGTGCGTGGATAGGTGGATACACAAACAGCACTGGCGCTATGCATGAAGTTAATAAGATCATGTCCAGAAAGTATATAGAAGCATCCAACGTACAATGTGTGAACATGGATAACGGAAAGACAATCAACATTGGAACAGCGTTGTTAGAGTTCAGGCGATAGCGAAAGGGTGATCCCAATGGATAACATATACACCACAGAGGATGATACACGGAAGAACATGTCTCTATGGAATGCAAGGAAGGGATATGTGCCAGAACTTAGAACGGTTACCTTATATAACGATGGGATTCCAATAGTGATAATGGAGTTGGAGGAGTGATTAATGTGAAGGGTGACATATTGTTTAGATGCGTTGATAAGCATAGGTTTATCGTGAGCCGTGAGGATATACGCATTGGAGTAGATGGACTGGCCTGTATTGAGTGTGGCAAGTGGTGCTATGCAATAGGAAGCGCTGATTTGTATCTAAATGAAGGAGTGAAGAGATATACAAGAAGCAAGACCAAAGATCCACTACTAACCATAACTGTACAAGACATAGACAGCGTACCTGTTGTTACATACAAAGGGGAAGACATACAAGGTAAGGTATCAATCTCCTATGAATGGTTAACACGTGACGACACAGGGGATGGCATACACAACGCATGCATCAAGCACATAGACAAGTATGTAGGATCCATTGGAGAGATTACATTCAATAGGGAAGTAACAAAGTAGTATGAGGCGATAGCGTGGCTGAATACAAAACTCTAGAACAAAAGAAGAAGTTCTACAATGGAGCAGAATGGACAGGCAAGGATGGTATAAGACATCAAGCATTGAAGAGAGACAACTATGAATGCCAAGAGTGTAAGAAGCTTGGACAGATACATCTAGACTCAGAAAAGGTTGATGGAGAACGTAAGAGCATTGAATTAAATGTACATCACATCAAGGAGATAGAAGATCACCCAGAGTTGGCATTGGTGTTGGATAACACAATTACTCTATGTTTATACCATCACAACGTTGTACATGGTCGAGTACCTGAAGACAGTCAAGGAAAATGGATGGATGAAAAATGGTAACACCCCCCGTCAAAATATTTCAACGATTATGAAAAATCTAAATGACCGGGGAGGGGTGTTCTGTCGAGTTTTTTTGAAGTTATTGCGCGATAGGGGGGGTAGGGATGGATGAGAAGAAGATCAAAGCGTTAAAGAGTGAGCTGCTTAAGCGGATCGATAAAAAGAAAAAAGTACAACTTGAGAAGATTGACCGCTATATTAACTTGGTTGAAATTTACTATTCACTTGATGGCGCTATCAAAGACCACGGCATTATGATCACGACAATTAACGGATCTCAGGAATTCACCAAACCGAATCCAGCTATCGCCGAAAAGAATAAGGTTAACAGTTCGTTGATTGCTCTCGGTAAAGATTTGGGCTTGGATGTTCCTATTGGCAGTGGTGAAATAAACACCAACGGATCAGATAAAAGTAAAAGCGATTTGATCTAGCATGTTAAAACAGAAGTATGTAGATGGCTATATCGCTCTTTATCGAGAGGGCAAAGTTAAGTTTAATGAAGAACGTGTTCTATTAATTGATTACCTTGAACGAGATGTGCTATCTCGTGACGATCTATATTTCGATAACGAAATGATTGAGAACTGTATCAAGTTTGCTGAAAAGTGGTATTTCCCACTGCAGCCATTCCAAAAGTTCTTAATTGCTTTCGTTTTTTTGTTTTTCAAAGACAATAGTCGGGTGTTTTACCGTAAATTTCTTTGGATGATGGGGCGAGGTGGAGGTAAGAACGGGCTTATTACGGTTGTATGTCATTTCTTGATAAGTGAACTACATGGCATACGAGAGTACAACATATCCGTCATTGCTAACTCAGAAGAACAAGCTAAGACATCTGTTGAAGAAGCTGCAAAAACCATCAAGCGCGAACCCACACTTCTAAAACATTTTAAACCTACAGCAATGCAAGTGCTGTCCAAAATAACGGACAGCATTTTTAAATTCCGTACTTCAAACGGAAACACGAAGGATGGCTTGCGTGACGGTGCTGTAGTGTTTGATGAAATTCACTATTTTGAAACCAACAAAGACGTGCGAGTTCATATTTCGGGTTTAGGTAAGAAAAAGAATCCGCGAGAGTTTTATATCGGTACGGATGGATACGTGCGTGAAGGTTTCTTGGACAAGTTCAAGGAAAAAGCTCAGAAGGTATTAAAAGGCGAAGCTCGTTCCAACGCTGTTTTTCCTTTTATCTGCAAACTGAACAATGAGAATGAAGTGGACGATCCGGACAATTGGGAACTCTCTAACCCGATGTTAAGTGAGCCGCGAAATGAATATGCACAAGGCTTATTCGACACCATTAAAGAAGAATATGAAGATTTAGCAGATGATCCATCCAACCGTGAAGAGTTTATGACTAAACGGATGAACTTGCCATTGACTGACTTGGAACGATCGGTTGCCAAGTGGGAAGAAATCTCCGGCACGAATCAACCTCTTCCTAACCTTGAAGGTAAAGAGTGTATTGGGTGTATCGACTTTGCTCAGATCAGGGACTTTGCTTCAGTTGGGTTGGTATTTAAGCATGACGGAAAAGTACCTTTCATTTCTCATTCCTACACAAGAAAGGAGTTCGTCGATAAATACTACGGTTACTCCATGAGGGAAGTAGAGAAGACGCAAAAGTTTGCTCCTATCCGAGAATGGGAAAGCAAAGGCTTGTTGACCGTCTTGGATGAGGAAATGATCAATATGGAACACATTGTCAATTGGTTTGTCACCATGAGATTGAAATATTACATCACGAAAATTATAGGCGATAACTACCGGATGGAAATGCTAAAACCTATGCTTGAAGCTGTTGGTTTTGAGGTTGAAGTGATCCGAAGACCAGAAGCGATTCACGGGCTATTAGCACCTCGTGTGGAGATGTATTTTTCTAAGGGTATGTTTGTGTGGGGGGATAACCCATTAATGCGCTGGTACACCAATAATGTACTGGTAACAATCAAAAGAGACGGAAATAAGGTGTACGGCAAGAAGGAGCCGATACGAAGGAAAACAGATGGTTTCCAAGCATTGGTTTGCGGACTGTATCGAATTGAAGAGCTGAGCGAGGACACTTTAGAGGACGCACTAGGAGCGCTTGAACTATTGAACTTCTAAAGAGGGGGTGAATAAGAGAATGGGTTTTCTGGATGGCGTTTGGAAACGTAACAGTGAGATAAGCAATAATTACGATCTTGACTTGCTTGACGAAGTTTCAACTCGTGATTATCTCAAAAAGATCGCGCTTGAAACGAACATCAATTTCATTGGTCGAACGATTAGTCAATGTGAATTCAGAATCATGCAGGATAAGAAACGAATTAAGAACGATTGGGATTATTTATTGAATGTCAGACCTAACACAGATCAATCTTCCGCAGACTTTTGGCAACGATTCGTATACAGGTTGATCGATGACAATGAAGTGCTTGTAATACTGACAGATGACAACAATTTACTAATTGCTGATAGTTACTACCGTGAGGAATTTGCAGTATATCCCGATATCTTCAAGGATGTAGTTGTGAAGAATTATAGGTTCACCCGATCCTTTAGGATGGATGAGGTCATATATCTGACGTACAACAATGAGAAGTTGTCACAATTCTTGAATAGTGCTTTTGAGGACTACTCAGACCTATTTACGCGAATGATGGAATCGCAAAAACTGAGCAATCAGGTCCGCGGTGTTGTTAGTCTTGATGCAACGCAATCACTAGACGAAGGAAACATGGCCAAACTTCAAAAATTCATTGATAAATTATTTACGGCTTTCAAGAAAAACGCAGTGGCTCTAGTTCCTAAACTTAAAGGATTCGAGTACACCGAAGTAAACGACGGGTCAAACAACGGCAAGTCAGTGGATGAACTGACGAAGTTGAAACGTGATTTAACCAATGATGTAGCGAATATCTTAGGCATCCCAAATAGCTTGATCCATGGGGATATGGCAGAGTACGAAACGGCTATAAAGGCTTATATCAAATTTTGTGCAGCTCCACTGATCAAGAAAATTAAAGATGAATTAAACGCTAAAATCATTGAAAAATCGGAATATTTAAAAGGAAAGCGCATCGAAGTTCGCGGTGTAGCTGAATTAAATCCACTTGAGGTCGCTGTAGCAGTGGACAAGTTAGTCGGCAGCGGAACTTTTAGCGGCAATGATATCCGATTCATGTTGGGGTATGAACGAGTGGAGAATCCAGCATTGGATGAATATGTGTTAACGAAGAACTATGAAAGAGCTTCGAAAGGGGGTGAAGAAGAGAATGCGTAATATGACGAAGCAAGATTTTTTCAAATCGTTTAAGAATCAGACGTATGTTAATCAACTAGAAAAGATTGAACGCAAGTTCGAATCACGTCACATTGAAGCTACGAACACAACTGAGTTAACAATCTATGGTGTTATCGGTAATTCGTGGTGGGAGGATTCGATATCAGCTACCGATATTGACGAAGCGTTGAAAAATACTACAGGCGATATTTTGATTCACCTAAATTCTCCTGGGGGCGATGCAACAGACGGTATAGCGATCTTCAATCGCTTAATTAACCATAAAGAAAAACATAACGCCAAAGTTACTATTCGTGTTGATGGTTGGGCTTGTTCTGCCGCTTCATTATTCCCTCTTGCTGCTGATGAGGTGGTTATGGGACTTGGTTCTATGATTATGATTCATGAAGCATCTACTGTCGTTTGGGGAACTAAGCGAGACATGAGAAAAGAAGCAGATGTACTCGAGCAACTAGAAGAAGGAATCATCGACATCTACATGACTAAAGCAAATGTTAGTCGTGAAGAAATCCGTAAAATGGTTGATGACGAAACATGGTTCAGCGCACAAAAGGCGATTGAAAATGGTTTCGCCACCTCGACTGCTGCGAGCAACAAAGATGATGAGATTGCCCAACTAAAAACGCAACTAACTAGTTTACAAACTGAATTTGAACAGCACAAAAACCAAAATCAAGAACCAGCGCCCGCACCACTTAACACGGTGAAAAAGCGTAGGGTTCTTTTTTAATTAAAATTAATGGAGGTCATGGAAAATGACAATAAAATTAAACCAACACACAGATGCTTACGAAACAGCAAAGTTGAACTATGCAAACGTAGTGAAAAACGAAGTTTCAACGCCGGAAGAAGTAGAAAAAGCGTGGGTAGCGATGCAGGATTCGCTTGTAACATCACTGACAACACAAATCACGAATCAAGTAGCTAATGCAAATTTTGATAATGTGGTACTGGCCAATCGTGGCGCAAATGTTTTAACAGCAGAAGAGAGCAAATTTTACAACTCAGTAGTGCAATCTGAAGGATTTAAAGACGATTTAATATTGCCAGAAACAATCGTTGAGCGTATCTATGAGGACCTAACTACTGAGCATCCTTTGCTATCAGTTATTAACTTCCAAAACCTCGGCACTATAACATTAACGGCCATCACGTCTGAGTATGAAGGTGCTGCTGTTTGGGGTCCTATCTTCGGTGACATTAAAGGTCAACTTGACGCTGCATTCAAACAAGAAAGTATTGCACAATCTAAACTTACAGCCTTTGTGGTGCTTCCGAAAGACCTTAAAAAGTTTGGTCCTAAATGGATCGAGGCTTACGTACGTGCACAAATCACCGAGACATATGCTGTTGCACTTGAAAGTGCGGTAATCAACGGAGCTGGTCCAGTGAAACACCAGCCAATTGGTTTGATTCGCGACTTGGCTGCCGCTGTTGATCCAACGAATGGTCATGCTAAAAAAGTTGCTGCAGGAGTAATGACATTAGCGAATGATGCAAAAATCATTGAAGAATTTGCTGAAATCGGTGAATTGTTATCAATTAAACAAAATGGAAAGCCATTGAATGTAGATGGAAAAATCGTACTACTGATTAATCCTTCCGATTCATGGAAAGTTCGGGCTAAATTCACCACGCGAAATGCCGCAGGAGCTTATATCACAAACGTGCCATTCGATTTCACTATTATTCCTTCTGTATTCGCAACTGCTGGTGAAGTGGTGGCGTTCGTAAAAGATCGTTACGATGCATACCGCGGAGGCGGTGTAGAGGTTACTGAATACAAAGAGACGTTAGCACTTGAAGATTGCAACGTTCATATTGCAAAGACGTTCGCATTCGGTAAACCTCGTGATAATAAAGTCGTTGCTATCTATACGTTAAACATAACTACAGATACCCCTTAATTATGGGGTGTCTTATTTCTAGGAGGTGATGATCATGTACAAAGTAGTACGTAGGTTCAGGGAGAAAAACCATGATGGGTACGTTTATAACGTTGGAGATGATTACCCAAAACAAGGTGAAAAGGCTACTAAAGCACGTCTTGACGAATTGTCTACCAAGAACAATAAATACGAAGAAATTTATATCGAGGAAGTAAAAAAAGTCCCAAAAGTGAAGGAGTGATTTAGATGACTGAAATCACTCCAGCAATCGTTAAGGAATTTGAGGACCGTATGCACTTAGATGGTGACGAGGGTGAAAACCTATTACGAATCCTTAAAGCTTCAAACGAGGATCTAACTAGGATTTGTGGAGACTACGACATTCAAACTCACGAAGTATTCAAAGAGCTTGTTTTTGAACGTTCGCGCTATGCCTACAACGACGCACTAGAATACTTTTATACGAACTTCCTGACTCAAATCAACAATCTGAACCTAGGAAAAGCACTTGAATCTAACGTGGCAGAAGGTGAGCCGAATGCAACCACACAGGTATAAGCCTAAATTGAATGCCGGAAAGCTGAACAGACGAATCACAATCCAAAAAAAAGGCCTTTCCGAGGATGCAGCGGGGTATCCAATAACCAACCCGCCATGGGAAGAAGTTGCTACCGTATGGGCTTCACGCGAACCATTACGAGGACGTGAATTCTTTGAGGCCGCTGCTGCTCAAGCTGAAAAAACGGTGCGATATAAAATCCGTTACCGAGCAGGGATTACCTCTGACATGCGCCTTCTCGACCTGAAGGACAATCGGATCTACGAGATAACAGTACCGTTAGATGATGTATTTGATGACCGAACAGAAACACACCTAATGGCTATAGAGGTAACCAATGGGTAGCGGCGTTGAATTACAAGGTGTTGATCAAATGCTTGAGTCCATCCGTAGAAAGATGAATTCAGGCATTTTTCGTTTGGAGAATCAAGGATTGCGTGAAGGTGGGGAAATCTTCGCTGAGGGACAACGAGAAAAGGTTTCTGTTAGTTCAATTGACCATCTCCATATGAGGGATGACATTAATGTTAGCCCTGTAAGGCGAGAGGATGGACTACGATTTGTAACAATCGGTCCAGGCAATAAGACGAAATGGAGAGCTCACTTTGACGAGTATGGAACGAAGAACCATTCAGCCCGTCCCTTCATTTACCCAAGCTTCCATGAAAACAAAAGTCGCGTATCCCAATTCCTTTCGGCAGAATTTAGAAAGGGGATGCAGTAATGTTAATTGATCTTAAACCCACCATAACGCAAGCGCTGAGAAATAATTCGGCGCTTGTTTTGCTGTTGGGCGGTAAATATGTTTGGCCTGAAGTATCACCGGATGCATTAAAGCTTACTTACATTACATTTTTTGAACTCGTCAACTTTGACAAACTTTATGCAAGTGATGTTGCGCTAAATAGCGAGATCCATTTCCAAGTTGACATATGGACACCAGGTAACACTGGACCCATCGCTCAAGAGGTCAATAAAACCATGGAAGAAATCGGATTCACACGTTCCGGTTCTAATGACCTGTTCGAAAAAGAAACAAAAACGTACCACAAAGTTTTACGATACAAAACTATAAAATATGGGAGTTGATTGATTTGCCAAGACAAAACATAGCTACGCCAGTCGGTTTACAAGATATTTATTATGCCCTTCTAATTAAAGATGACAAAACAGGGGCCACATACGGAACACCAAAATTAATGTTACCTGCGATAACTGCAAATGTTACCCCATCAGTGAATTCAGCAACACTATTTGGGAATGACGGACCTATCCTTACAACTAATGCGCTTGGCGAAATAGCTGTCGCTATTGGAGTAGCTGATATTCCATTCGCTACACAAGCTGAGTTGTTAGGATCAACGCTAAGTGCTAACGGATTGTTGGTCGATAATGCTGATGACCAAGCACCAGAGGTTGCACTAGGTTACAGAATAAGCATGTCAGATGGGACGTTCCTTTACACTTGGTTGCTCAAAGGTAAATTTAGTTTGCCGAGTTCTGAAGCGAAGACAAAGGAAGGGACACCAACATACCAAACACCAACGATCAATGGTGTCTTCTTGAAACGTTTATTCGATGGTAATTGGAGATTTCGTGCTGATAGTGCTGACGTTGCAAGCGCATCTCTGATTGCATCGTGGTTTACTACGGTACCTTCTGAAATCCCAAACCCTTAACGGCTTTCCTATCTCCACTGCAACCGATCTCTATCTAATCTACTTGCAGGGAAGCCGTATCAAACAACCAAGGCGGCTATATACGCCGCCTAATATTTAGGGAGGGGATAAGATGTCAGGTGAAACTGAATCATTAGTGAAAACAAAGGATGGCACAATAGCTCCACAGTACTACGATATAGCAACTAATAAATATAACTACGCACAGGGCAGGGATGGAGCTCCTTTTGTAACCCCTGTAGGCAGTCACCAGTTAAAACATGGACTAGTGAGCGTTGCCGCTGCGGGTACCGCCGTACAACTACCAACCTTACCATGTCGTGAGGTAACGATCATCGCTAAGGATATAAACACCGGTGATATTTTTATTGGTGGAACAGGCGTGCTCTCAACTTCGTACGGTGCAAAGCTTAAAGCAGACAGCGCGATAACTCTCACTGTAAACAACGCGAATTTAATATTCATCAATGCATCAGTTGGTGGTGAAGGAATCTCGTATATCGCAACTTAATTAGGAGGGAAGGCGATTAATAATGAGCAGATATACGTCAGTCCCACTCCGAGGGTTAGTTACACCGCGAAACGAAATTACTACAAGCCCGCGAATACGCCAAATTGTCGAAGCTAAGAACCTAGTTCTTAATAGCGGGTTTGGTGGGAGTTATGACGATACACAAGTAGGGGCAACCGGTGGAAGATGTGTTAAATTTGTACTTCATGCAACGGGCAACAGTAAGGCTACTTACGGAGGTACAACAGGTAAAGTCATCGAGAATCTTCTTGGTAATAAGGCGGGACAGTACACAGTGAGATGTAGGCTGAAAAAGTCCGGATCTACAGATCTAAGTTACAAAAATTTTGCAATTGTCGTTCAAAACGTTGACCCCTTTAAGGTATCAAAAGATAGCGCGGTAGAAGCAGTATTACAGCTTTCAGCTGGACAAATATCTACTGATTGGGCATGGTATGAAGTCCATTTTTACTGGGATGGTATCCAACCAATCGAGCTATGGACAGGCAAGACACCCGGGGGAGATCCGGCAGCAATCTTTTGGGAAGACCAAGTCGTATTTGTTAGCGCGGATGGGGTGGAGAAAAACGTTCAAATCCTCGAAACATCGGCAACATTGGACATATCTGGTGACAACAGTATTAGAATCCGTAAGTCACACTCTCCCATTAGTGCAATCGACACTGGCAAGACTGGCGATATCTGTTGGGATGCAAACTTTATTTATGTTTGCATTGCAGATAACACTTGGAAGAGATCACCTTTAACGACATGGTAACACCACAGGGAGTCGATTATATCGACTCTCTTTTTAATGCTTGGAGGGCTGAATAATGAAAGCCGAGAAAACCCCAATTGAATTAAACGGAACTAAACATCTGCTATTTGACCTCAGTTCATTCTATGAATTTGACAAAACATACGGATCAATCAACAAAGCCATGCAAGCACTCCACTTTAACGATGATAATATTCCTCACATTTTACAACTCGGGCTAGCTCATGAAGAGGTAGTGCCGATTGAAAACTTAGAATTGTTAGTCGATCTAACCAACAGAGATACATTAAAAAAACAGATATTACAGGCTCTAGAACTAGCGTTGCCTGATCCTGATAAACATAAAAACAAAGTAGCGACTAATACCGAAGCAGATAAAGGCTTGGATTGGGATTGGCTCTACTATATCGGAACCGTACTCTTGGAGATGCAAGAGACGGTTTTTTGGTGTTGTACGTTAAGAAAATTGATCTCCTTATGGGCAGTACATAAACGATATAACGGTTTGGACAAAGCGGATGAAGAGCAAGCGACTGCTTCGGATGACTTCATAAGAAATTACATGTGACGAGGGGGTGAGAATTAAAAATGGCTGATGAAATTGAAGTATCCAATCTGGTCACCAAACTATCGATTGATGATTCGGGCGTAGAACAATCGATGGCTAAACTCGGGCGGCAGATGAGAGTCGTACAATCGGAGTTTCAGGCGGCATCTTCTAAGTTAGGAGATCATGCAAGCTCTCAAGATGTTCTTAAGACAAAGACAGACGGACTAAATAAACAGATGGATATCCAAGCGAAGGTGATCCTAAGTCTTAAAAAACAGCATGAAGAAGCCGCCACAGCAAAGGGTAAGGATGCAAGAGAGACCCAAAACCTTGAAACCAAGCTGAACAAGGCAGTTGCTCAGTACAACAAGATGGATACCGAGTTAAAGAAGACTACCGCAGAGCTAGGCAAGATGGACACCAAACTGAAAAGTACTACCGTCGAGGTAGACAAACAAACGACAGCATGGCAAAAAGCTTCAACTGCATTAGATGCGGCTGCCAAGAAAATGGAATCAGCAGGTCAGAAAATGTCCTCGGCGGGGCAAAGCTTGGCTCTCGGGGTGACAGTTCCCTTAGTTGCAGCGGGTACTGCATCAGTTAAATCCAGTATAGACTTTGAAACTTCCATGGCATCCTTTAGAAAGACGGTAGATGCAACGGAAAAAGAATTCAAACAGTTTGAAACAAGTATTCGTGACATGTCCAAACAAATGCCAGCAAGTGCAACGGCAATCGCAGAAGTAGGCGCGGCGGCTGGTCAATTGGGTGTCAAAAACGAAGCCATCATGGGCTTTACTCGCACTATGGTAGACCTAGGCGTTGCAACTAATATGAGCGCTGATCAGGCGGCTACGTCACTAGCTCGATTAGCCAACATCACTCAGATGCCGCAAAGTGAATTTGATAAGCTTGGGTCCACAATTGTAGCGCTCGGTAACAACCTTGCCACAACTGAAGCTGAAATTACCGAAATGGCTTTAAGGCTTGCAGGGGCGGGTAAACAGGTCGGATTGACAGAAGCTGAGATACTTTCGTTTGCAGGGGCATTGTCTTCTGTGGGTATCGAAGCTGAATCAGGTGGGTCGTCATTCTCGCGGGTTATGATAGATATGGCACAGGCGGCGGTGAATGGCGGTAAGGACTTAAACAACTTCGCCGCAGTAGCTGGCATGTCTGCAAAACAATTTAAAGAGTTATTCCAGAAGGACGCGGCGGGCGCATTGACCTCATTTATTGAGGGCTTAGGTCGAATGTCCAAGGCGGGAGAAAATACCTTTGGAGTCCTTGATGCATTGGGCTTATCTGAAATTCGTGTGCGTGACGCCTTGCTTCGTGCTTCTGGTGCGGGGGATTTGTTTAGAACTAGCTTAGAACTCGGTTCAAAGGCATGGGAAGACAACACAGCACTCACTAAAGAAGCGACTACTAGATACGAAACAACAGCGTCACAACTCAAGATACTAGGCAATCGAATAACAGATGCAGCTATAACATTGGGTGACGCTCTTGTACCTGCATTAATGTCTGCTCTTGATGCTTTAGAACCAATGTTAAAATCAGTCGAGGAAGGTGCTGAATGGTTCGCGGCTCTTGATCCTGAAATGCAAAAGACTGTGCTTACAATGCTTGCAGTGGCGGCGGCAGCCGGTCCTTTGTTAATTGTCACAGGAAAACTAATCACTAGCTTTGCGGCGCTCATACCTGTTATTAAAGGCCTTGCTGTTGCGGCGATATGGCTGACGACAACACCGTTCGGCTTAATTATCACAGGCGCAATCGCTGTAACTGCGGCATTCTTTGCGATACAGCACAGTATGGAAGAGTCGAAGCAAGCCGCAGAGGACTTAGCCCAAGCGCAGTTGGATTTACAGGAAGTACAAGAAAATGGAATATCTCGCAGTGAAGTAGAAGCCGCACAAGAAAAGATAGACAAAATTAAAGAGTTAACTGAAACGTATCAGAAACTTATTGATGTTGCTTCCGCTTCTGATGGGGCTAAAATGGGGAACAACATGGGTGCTCTATACGGTGCGGCTGATCAATTAGACGTTAAGCTAGAGGATTTAGAAAAAACAGCTAATGAATTCGGGGTTACGCTAGAGTTCGTTGATGATTCCGGCAAGTTAACAACAAAGTCCATGAAAGAACTCAAAGACGCAACTGCTATTTACACCAAAGCCATTAAAGATGCAAATAAAGAGACGACATCCGAATTAAATGATAAAGCTAAAACAATTGCTATCCGAAATCAAGAACTCAACGGCATTGGGAACCTAATAAAAACATATGGATCTGCTAAAAAAGGTTCAAACGATTGGACCGCCGCTCAGAAAGAATTACTAAATCAGTTCCCACAGTTTGCTACGGCAACAGGTATTAACATTGAAGCAGTAAAAGGATTAGTGCTGATCAAGCAACAAGAACTTGCGGTTGAATGGGCAAGTATCCAAGCCAAAGCAACGGCTGCTGTGCAGGAAAAAAATACGGCTATCGTTAAACAAGAAGCGGCTATAAAAATTGCAATAGCTATCGCGACTATCACAGGTGCGGGTGGGCTTGCTGAAGTAGCTGTAAGGCGAATGAACGACGAACTCACTCGCCTACGCGGGGAGGCTGCAAGCTTACAAGCTCTCGCCAGCATGAAGCCAGGAGACATAGTAATACCTACGGTCAATGTAGCGCCTGTAAAAATAGATACAGGAACAAAGCCAAAGACAAAAACACCAAAAGCGGCAGCATATCAAAACAAAGCTCTTGATGAAGCCTACAAGCAACTCGAACACCTCAGAGCACTTGATCAACTCACAGATGAACAGGAATTAAAATCATTAGAAACAATCAAATCTAAGTATGTTAAAACAGCAGAAGAAAAGATGGCCATCGAAGAAAAGATATACAGCGTTAAAAAAGCTTTAGGCGACGCATCACTTGAAAAAGCTTTGAAGGATTATGAACGATCCAAAGAAGCTGGCAAGCTTACGGAAGTTGAAGAAGTCGCTCGTCTACAACGGATTAAAAAGCTTTATGCGAATTCGGCTGATGAACGTGCCGACATGGACGATAAAATCTATGAAGCACAGAAACGTGTGATTGAAGCTGAGAAACAGTTTCGTATTGATGTTGTTAAATACACCAGTCAACAGTTGCAAGCCGCATACGAGGATCGTGTGGTGCGTGAGAAGTTATCTGATGAAGAAGCTTTTAAGTTAAAGGACAAACTTTACAACGAACAGATTTATATTAACAAGAATTACCTTCAAAAAGTCCTTGCGGACACCAAATATACAGCAGCTGAAAAAAAGGTTATTGAAAGAGAAACCACCGAAGAGATCAGACAACAGACCAACGAACGTATGCAGCTACAAAGGGACTATGCCGAAGAAGTTAGAAAGTCACAGATCGATTCGATTAACGACCTATCCAAAGGCATTCAGGATGCTTTGAAGGCTAAATATCAGGCAGAGAAAGCGGCGGCAGAGGAAAGTATAAAAGCTTCACAGAGTGCCAATGAGGAATGGAAGAGAAGCCAGTTAGACAGCATTAAAACCGTTTACGACGCCCGTACTAAAGCGGCACAAGAAGCGGCTGATGCTGAAATCAAGGCAATCAATTCCGTTTACAATGCTCAGATGGAAGCAATCCAAAAGCAACTGGACGCAATGGACCAGACGGAGAAACAGAAGAGCCGAGAAGAACTAGATGCAGACGACAAGAAGAAGATAGATCGCCTGAAAGCAAAGATTGAATACGAACCAGATGACTTCAACCGCGCTCAACTTGAAAAACAATTGAATACCGTTATTGCCGAGCAAAACGAGCGACATAGACAAGAGGAACTAGCAGATAAAAAGGACGCACTCAAAGAAGAACAACAGGTTTTAAAAGATAAACTCTCTGAAGAAACGCAAGCCATAAAGGATCAGTTAGTGATCAAGAAAGAGATTATGGCAGAAGAGTATGAAGCGCAGCAGTTAAACATTAACGCCATCTACGCAAGTCAGAAGGCTTCACTTGATCAACAATTATTAGATTCCCAATTGCACTATGCGGCTCTCTTAGAAGCCAAGGCGTTACAAGCCGAGGCAGAAAAAATGATCATACAGAATCAGCAAGAAGAAATATTGAAGTTGCTTGAGAAGTTCGGTGATGGGTACCAAGCCGCCGGACAAACTCTAGGAGAAAAGATGGTTGCAGGCTTTAAACCGAAGGTAGATGAAATGTCATCTATGATTGCCGGATTGATCTCTCAGATTGATTCAGCTAGATCAGCGGTACTACAGACCATGGCACTGGCAGCATCAGCAACAGCAGCTACATCTGCTTCATCTAGTGGAGGATCAACAAGTGGTGCAAGTAAAACATCCGTCAACATCACCATTAATACACCAGTTACATCACCAAGTGCAGTTGCCAAGGCTGGCGTAAAAGCAGCACAAAAGTTAGCAGGATTCTAGGAGGTGTCGAATTGCAAATAGCCACATTTACAAACACTCGAGGCGAATCGGTTGTGTTCGACTCCTTCGGGCCTTTTGTGTTGCAAAAAATAGACGGAACGGCGAATGTTTCCACAGAAATAAAGAGTACCAAATCACCATATCAGGATGGTAGCAGTTTTGCGGGAGCGCAATTGGATGACCGTGATATCCCAATCCAAGGATTTATTAATTCAATTAGCCAACAGGAACTTTATGAACGTCGCCGTGAGCTCACTCGGATCCTTAACCCTAAACTTGGTCCTGGAAAACTGGTGTATGAAAATTCATTCAGGAGCTATGCAATAGACGCGATAGCTCTTGAAGGTCCTGTATTCGGGGAACGTTTTGTTCACGCTAATCTGTTTGTAATCAACTTTATCGCCAATGATCCATATTGGAGGGATATTGAAACAGCAACCAAGGCATTGCGTGCTGAGGTAGGAGGGTTAACTTTTCCTTTACGCCTTCCAACGCGATTTGCCCTTGCGTCTTATCGGGGTGTATTTCATAACACAGGAGACGTTGAAACGCCTGTAGAGATCCGCTATAAAGGCCCAGCAACAAACCCTATTGTAACTAACGAGACGACAGGAGAATTCATAAAAGTTAATTGTGAATTGTTAGCTACTGACACTTTGTTTATAACTACAGAACGCGGAAACAAACGAGTAGAAATATTAAACGCCGATGGGTCTAAAAAAAATGTATTCCACTGGATCGATTTAGGCAGTACATTTTTTCAACTCAAAATAGGCGAAAACATCCTACGTTATGGAAGTAGTCAAGACTCAGACCAATTACCAGCCACTGTAACTATGTCTTGGAGTAATCGGTTCTTAGGAGGGTGATAAATTGGGAGCTCCATCAGTTCGAATATTAGACACGAATTTTAATTTACATGGTGAAATAGACAACTGTGAAAGCTTGCAGTTAAAGCGAAGGTTTTACCGTCCTGGAGAATTCGAAATGCACATTGCATTAGGAAAACAAAGCGTGGATCAATTGATAAAAGAACGCGTCATTGTCGTAAATAATCAACCGCACAAGTCAGGTTTAATCATGAGTAGGCAAATCATAGAGGATAACGGCATTGAAACACTCATCATCAAAGGTCCTACGCTTGGAGGTGTGTTTGACAGACGTTTAACCGTCACTGATAGCTATGACCGTATATCAGGTAACGCAGAAACAGTAATGAAGCATTACGTTAATAACCACATCGTAAACGGAGTGTATGCAGATCGCAACATTCCTTTTTTTGCTGTTGCCACAAATAAAGGGCGTGGAAAAGTCACGCCGTGGCAATCTCGGTTTGAACAATTGGACAAAGTTGAGCAGGAGATAGCTGAGTTTTGTGATATTGGTTGGCAAGTGGCGTTGGATTTCTTAACTAAGAAATGGGTTTTTGATGTGGTAACAGGTAGGAATCTAACCGCAGGGCAATCACTTTTACCACCTGTTATATTCAGTCATGAATTTGATAACATCCAGTCTCAAGATTATTTGGACTCTGATCTACAATATAAGAATGTGGGCTATGCAGGGGGTAAAGGGGAGGACGAAGATAGATTCATCCAAATAGTAGGTAATGGTTCGGGGCTTAATCGCAGAGAAACATTTCTTGATTGCTCATCCGCTGTTGATGCAATTGAATTGGATTATCTAGGCAAACAAAAACTTGCTGAACAAAAACAGATTGTGACCTATAACGGTAAGGTCCTCGACACTGGAAGTTTTATCTATGAACAAGATTGGGACCTAGGAGACATCGTTACACTCCAAAATAAAAAGTGGGGAGTTACGATGGATAGCCGCATCACAGAGGTAACAGAAGTTTATGAGCCCTCATCCACATTAGAAATTGTTCTTGGTAATGAGATCCCAACGATAACTGAGTTTATTAAACAATTACGAAGCAACGTAAAAAGGAGTGATTGATAGTGCCACAAAAATCAGGAATGTTTGACTCAACCATTGACGATCCGCGGGAATATGCCGCCCGAGAGTTTGCGGAATACTTTGCACGAATGTTAACAAATGGTGTTTTCAACGGTGGGCAATACCTACAGGTGACCGCAACAGGAACAAATTCATACGTCAGCATATCCCCTGGAGCCGCTTGGATTAAAGGGTATGCATACAGCGTTTACGATGAGGCCATAGCATTACCTGTAACACCAGCTACAACACTGGATAGGATAGATAGAATTGTACTGAGATTAGACACAAGCACACCTGTTAGGTCTATTAAAGCAATAGTATTGCAAGGTGTGCCGAATGCCAACCCTGTACCGCCAGCATTGGTGCGGTCGGGTGATATTTACGATTTAAGCTTAGCGCAAGTACGAGTAGTGGCCAACTCAATTATCGTCACTCAAGCAAAAATAACAGATGAGCGCATGAACAGTGCTGTATGTGGGTTGGTAAACTCATTGATCCAAGTTGATACAACCACATTTCAACAACAGTGGGATTTGTTTATGGCATCTTTGGAGAGTCAAGGATTTGTTACGGCAACAGCCTTTAATGCGCATAAAGCGGATAATGCGAAACACATACCACATTTAGGAACAACTACAAATGCTGGTAATGTTTATAGTATAACCACCGCGGAAGTCATAGCTACAAATCAGAAATTCACCACAAAAATCAATGCGGCTTCTACGGGGGCGGCAACACTCAAGGTTTCTTCAATCGCTAGCGGTGCAGCCAAATCCATCCAAAAAGTAGGGGGAACAAGCGCGACCTTAAAAATAGGAGTGTATACCTTATTTTGGGATGGAACGTCTTTTCAGTTATTGGGTGAAGGAGGTGAATATGGTACGGCATCTGCTAATGATGTAAGAAAAGAAAAGACATTAGGTACGGATTCCGGGGTAGTACAAGGGGGTCTTGATTTATCAGCGCTTATACCCAGTAATATCCGAAATGGGGTCACTATTGATGGGGTCGCGGGGGCACTACTTAGTGGGATAGAAAAGCCTTTAATCCTCATGTTGCCGGGGAGTAGCACAGTTGGCAGTCTTCATCCTGCTTTCGGAACAATTGACTTCACACCAATAGTACAGTCTGTGGGAAGTGTCGGAAATTCTTATTTCACTAAAGCGGCGTATGTACGCCTTATTGCTCAGGGGGTTGGTTTTAGTTCTTTCGCGACGGATGTAAGTATTAATCTAACAAATGTAGACGTGATATCAGTGAGAGCCGCTGCATATAGAACAGCAGGAGACGCGGGGGCTAGAGTTTGGTTTGGCGCTACCATTGGTAAGGATGACAGAAACACCAGTTACACAGCGATAACTACTACCAGTACCCCTACAGTAACAGAAGAATATAGAACATATCAATTTAACGTCTCTGCTTTAAGTGGTATGTTTTATATAAAGGCTGAGGCTGTCTGTGGAAACGTCAACTCAAACACTTACGTAGATGTCGCCGAGATTATTCTTTATCAAAATAATAAGTAGGAGTGATTGATTTGAAATATGCATTAATTAATAAAAATCGAGAGGTATTGGAAATTAAACGAGAACCAATAACAATCACAAACGAGGGTCTTTCCGTAGTAGAGTTACCCGAAGATATTGATTTTGTTGAAGGGGATGAAATCAATTTTTATATTGTGCTAAGTTTTGATGACTATGGTGTATACTCACATTATTCCGCGGTAAGACAAACGCCATTTATCCAATCTATTTTAATGGACAACCTAATTCTCAAGGATAAAATCGCGATGGTTGAAGAGGCAGTATTGGATATAATTCTAAACGGGGGGGTTATTTAATGGCTAAATTAGTTGCACAGAGCATCATAGATGGAAAAACGGATTACACAGTAGCAATAACGAAACGTCCTGATTTGAAAATAGGAATTGATAGCTACCTTACCGGACAGGGGCGAGCTGATTTAATAGGATAGTTCGCTTACGGACGATTATACGCAACATCAACAGCACCCTAGAAGGTGTTTTTATTTTGCCCTCATAACTATATGGGGGCTATTTTAATTAAAAAGGGGATAGGTAACGTGGAAAGATTAGATTTGGTATTGAAGTGGGGCATAGCTCTTTTAGGATCGGTAGGGACTTATCTTTTAGGTGGATGGTCAGAATTAATTTCAGTTTTCCTTCTTGCGATCGTGATCGATTATGTCACAGGTCTCGCTGCATCGATTAAGGAAGGTAATGGGCTTAGCAGTAAAGTTGGATTTTGGGGATTGGCTAGGAAGGGACTGATGCTTCTTGTCGTTATCCTGGCACACAGGCTAGACGTATTGATGGGGACCGATGTGATCATGATAGGATCCATATATTTTTATCTTGCTAACGAACTTATATCGGTCACGGAAAACTACGGGCGACTTGGATTGCCATTACCTAACTGGATTAGGGAAATCATAGCGATATTTAAGCGGAAGGGTGGTACTAATGAGTAAACTAGTATATTACAGTCAAGAAGATGCTCGTTGGAAAAATGTGCTGTATTCGATTAGGAATGATAAAACACAGACCATTGGAACATCCGCTTGTGGTCCAACGAGTGCAGCTATGGCTATCAGCACATTGTCAGGTAACACGGTGTTGCCGACAACAGCAGCAACATACGCGATCGCTAAGGGGTTTCGAACACCTGACAACGGTACATCGTGGGGCTATTTCGGAAGCATCGCCAAACAATACGGTCTGATTTGTAAGCAAACAGGGAGCCTTGCAGAGGTGAAGGAAGCCTTAGGTGCTGGAAAATTAGTTATTGCATCTATGGGTAAAGGTCACTTCACAGGCGGCGGTCACTACGTTCTACTTGTAGGGATCAATACAGAAAAAGGGATAGCGTGGATTGATGTTTACGATCCAAACCACGACAACACGAAATACGGCTCAGATGGGTTGATTAATCAGGGTATACGTAATGATGGAAAAGTCACCGCAAAGGAAACTGTATTCAAAAATGAAGCCAAACAATATTGGATATTTAGCAAATTAGTTAAGGAGGAACCAGAGATGAAAAAAGCAGATGCAGATGGGATTATCGCTTATCTAAAACTAGCTCATGGATTTGCAAAAACGGTGGCTGAGAAGAAGGAAATCGGAAGGTTAGCTGATACAGTGCGTGAAGCTTCTGGACAAGCAAAGCAAAACGGATAATTATGTTTACAACTTGTCCCAAATAGATTATATTAGCATTAACATATACGGAAGCATCGTTATGCAATCCGAAAACATCGGTAAAATACCCTCATCAACCTTAATTGGTCGGTGGGGTGTTTTTTTTGTTTAGATGCCGAAGGATAATAATTACATTGATTATGGAACTGATGTTTGGTTATAATACAAACAAATGTTCTTATAGGAGATGCGGAGTATGATGGGAGACTTGGAAAGAAAACTATTGAGAATAATGTGCAATTTTAAGGTCATGCGATACCGGATACCTACAATGGATGAGATAGTAATAAAGACAGGTAGAAGCGTAAAGGATTTAACGTCAGCACTGACCGAACTCGAACAACAACGCTACATATACTGGGAAGATAAAACTAAACTAAGTGGGATTGTTATATTAGAAGATGAAGATCGAGATGGAGTAACACCGCCATCGCCGCCTTTGATACAAAATGATATTACGTATTGGACATCGTAGTGGGAGGAGGTAAATAGTGAGCAAGAAACTGCAAGGAAATGGGGTCTATGAGTCTTCTCGCTTTATAATCCCACAACACAAAGAAGCGGCCATACGGCAAGCACAAGAGGTACACAGAAGGAAGAAGCCATCACTCGACGAACAGCAGTGGGAGATGGTAGAGCAAGCACTTTCCGAATCAATTAGGGAGCATGTACCTATTGCAATCCATGTCTTTGGAGCTTTTGAAAATCGGGAAGTCACTGGAATGGTAACTAGAGTTGACACATACCGCAAGCAAGTTAAGTTGAGTTTTGAAGATGACTATGAGTGGATCAAGTATGAGGATATTATAGCAGCAGAGGCATAGTCATAAGGAACACAAAAGACCACTTTGGCTTATGCCTCGGTGGTCTATTTTGCTAATTCAAACTGATGATTTTCCATCCCCAAAAGTCTTTTTCTAAGTAAATCATATGCCTTGTTGTTTTGCCATCAATCCCGGTGTGCTCAACAATCTGGACCGCGTTGTCTCCTGTCATGGTTAAATTGTTTTGAGCTGTATAAGCAACCCCTGAACTAAACTTTTCCTTAAGCCGTTTTAAATCAAGATCGGTGTATGTACTTTTAGCATCAGTGGAAAAAGACTTTTTAGCACTCGAATAATCCCCTTTTTTCACATCCATAACAAAACCCTGTGATATTTCTAAAGGCCCGGATGTATCACGCATGCCGAAAAACACAATTCCGAGAACCACAATAACGGCTATTAATCCAACAACCATAAACTTGATGTTAAGTGTTTTTTTCTTTGGATAAGTTTCCGTTGTCGCTGCTTCTTGTTGTTGGTGCACGGATTCAATCATACTCCCGCAATGTTTACATTTGATAGCTTCGTTTTTTACTTCTTCAGCACAATAAGGGCAAGATTTCAAATTACATCACCAACCTTCTATAGAACTATTTGAACATAGTCTATCAGAAGTAGGGAAATGTTACCATGAAAAGTCATGGCCAAAAATCTACAACTCGTACATCATATCCACGTTTTCGCAATCCACCAATAATCTTAATTTGAGTTGTTTCAATTGGTTCGTGGTCTGTATCGTTGCACAACTGGTAAACGGTCTTTCTATTTAACGGAATAGTTTTAATTAACCACTCTTGACTGAGATTATTATGATCTAACCATCTACCTAATCTAGTTCTTTTCTTGAATTGATACACTCCCATAAGATCACCCCTAATTCTAGGGTGGACAACTCTATGAAAATTTATTCAATCATTGGGTTATATCGTCCAAGCCGTACCCCATAGATATAGAACTAGAAACATAACTAAGAGCTTCAAAACAGATTGGTTAGGCAACTGGTTATACAACTAGGAGGGGTGCCAGATGATAGCGGCGATTGATGCGGGTAACTTTGAAACTGAGTTTTATGACGGTAATACGTTTCACAAATTTTTATCAGCGATCGGTGAATACAGGGAACGTAATTTAAAAAGTGATGGAGGTATCGAATTTGAATACAACGGCTTGCGAGGGTTTGCTGGATCCTTAGCGTTGTTGGAAAGTGAATTCGTGGAAAGTCAGAAAGGAGAGACGAAAGCACATCCGGACGCGAGGTTACGGGTCCTGCTTGCGCTACACCAGTACGCAGAAGGAACAGAGCATAGTATTGTTGTCGGGCAACCAATTAGTGGCCATACGGAAATTGAAAAGAAAGTGATTAAGGAAATGTTATTAGGTCGCCACGAAATGACGGTAAACGGAAAGAAAAAGACCATCATAATTAAACGGTGTGAGGTGGCTGCTGAAGGAGTTAGTGTTGGGTTGTTGGTTCCTGGCGGTGGCGTTGTTCGTGTAATCGACATCGGAAGTGGCACTGTTAATTTCGGTACGGTCATTGATAGGAAGTTCAACGACAAGCACAGCTTCACGTTGGGAAGCGGTATGGAGACAGTAAGATCAACTCAACCTGCAGCATTCGCCCGACAGATCGCAATTCGAGCATTGGCGAACGGTTGGAAAGCAGGAGATACGGTTTATCTTTGTGGCGGTGGAGCTGAGGTTCTTTCATCCCACATTAAACAATTTTTCACTGGAGCCACGTTAATCGATGGGTCTCCTGAATTTGCTAACGTTCGGGCATTCCACATGATCGCGAGGAAGTTATATGGCTAAAGAAATCAAGATAGTCCAGGTTGCTTTTAACATCTTGGACCCTGATCAGCGAGAGTTCTATGAGTATGTACAACGTAGACCTAACCAATCCGGCTTTATCAAGCGACTAATCCAAAGGGATATTGATCAGTTACGCGGGGAAGTGCCTGTAATTCAGGAGCCTATAGAGCATGTAAGTGCTGATTTCGATTTAATGGGATTTGTATAACCAAAAGGAGATGGTCGGGATGTGTAAATGTGAAGGATGCCAAGAAGCTATTGAGATGGATCGTGAGTTAACAGTCATTGAAGAACATAGTTACCGTCTATGTGGACCTTGTGAAGAATTCATAAAGGTCGGTGAATGAAATGTTGGTATTAAGTTGGACACCGTTTATCGGGCTTGCTGCTGTAGGCGTTGCATCACATGTGATCGAAAGACGCATGGAGTATGCGGGACATGGTGGTTACGTGATTTGTTTAAGGATAGCAACACATGTAGCTTGTGCCGCTATCTGTTTGTCCGCTTGGCGTGATTTGTTTCGATACGCGGGGATGATCTGGCATATAAACGGCATTTGGTGACATATGCACTTACTCATGTATCAATCTATTAATTACATGATTAACTAATCATGTATCAGTACTCATGTAATACAAGCAAAAAGTATTGATTTGATAAGGTTTTAAAGAAATGTTAGAGCGGAGCGAAGGAACGAAGTGAAGGAGGGAAGCGAATGATCACGAGTTCAACAACATTTCTTGCGGGGGCTGTGGGGAGTGCGACATCTGCATATATGGTGTATCGTGGTTTACCTGAAAACGTCATAAGAAGGAAACTAGAAGGGTTATTTAGAACAGGTGAAATATATTTGAAAATCATCGGATATAAAAAGAAGGAGCTTCGGAGTTATCCAAAAATCAAAAGGGTCAAAACATACTTCGATCGGAGAGAAGCGGTGTTCACTCTTCCGGTCGGTGTAGATCCTTCTGTAGTTCATGGGAAGGCGTGGCTATTTAAACAAACGTTCGGCGAGTTTGCGGAGTTACACATGAATGACGATTCGCGCACATTCATTTTGAAGGCTTACATCAATTCGATTAGTCATTATAATTACGATCTTGAAGCCATTCGGGAACACGTTAAAGGAATGGAACTACCGATTTACGCTGGGAAGGATCGTAGGGGGTATGTCTTTTACGATATGGTTCCTAATCCCGGACTAATCATTTCAGGCGAACCAGGGAGCGGAAAATCAGCATGTTTACGTTCAGTCCTAACAACATTAATCAATACCGTTGACGATTTGGAGTTGTATTGTGCGGATCTTAAAAAGTCAGAGTTTCATGTTTTCAAAGGGGTAGCCAAAGAGGTTGTAACCACAAGTGGAGAGATCCTAAGAGTGGTAATGCACATTCAAAGGGAACTTATGAGAAGGGAAAAAGTACTTGAATCCCATGAGGTCGAACATGTTAATCAGCTCCCCAAAGCCATTAGACCGCCTTACATTGTTCTTGCCATCGATGAAGTGGCTTTACTAAAGAAAGAAACAGCGATCATGGAAGTCATTGAGGAAATCAGCACAATAGGCAGAGCTTTAGGAGTGTATCCGATTCTATCTATGCAGAGACCGGACGCACAAGTTCTGGACGGTAAACTTAAGAACAATCTAACGGTACGCTTCGGGTTTCGGCAGAGTAACGAAATCAACAGTCGCATTGTAATAGATAGCGGAGAGTGTGCCACTATTAAAAACAGCGATAAGGGCGAAATGTATATGAAGTTTGACGGACTCACCAAGGTTCAAGGTCCTTTGTTGAGTGTAGAACATGCTAGGGAGTTGTTAGCGCCTTTCAAATGGTCTAAGGATGGAATTGATAGTGACGAACGTGTAGACATCACAGAGGAATCACAGGAGCTTGACAATCATGAGGATGTAATCGAAATGGGGATGCTCGGATGAATGCGAGGGATAAGATCATTCTGAATGACCTAGAGCGCTTCCGTTGCTTAACTCGTGATGACGTGGCTGAGTTACACTTTTCGCATACTAAACAGCCTATAACTCAAGCTAACATCGTACTTAAGAGAATGCGTAGGGATGGACTGATTAAGTGTTCAACTGAACGAAGGAAGTACATTTACTTTCCATATGCTTTAAACATGAAAAAGGATTCACAAAAAATAAATCACTTCCTATTAATAGCTCAATTTTACAAGGATGTACGTAAGAGCTCTATTCCTAAAGAATTCATAGTGGAACCTAAGTACGGATCTAAGTTTATGGAGCCTGACATTTTTATGATATGGAAAGGCACACCGTTCTTTGTCGAGGTCCAGCGAACCGTTTATACAGATAAAGTTATGAAAGCTAAGATTGACAGGTATGAACTATATTTCAATTCAGGTGAGTGGCAGCGTGAGCCGTGGCAACCCAAAGATAAAAAAGTGTTCCCTTATATTTGGATCATAGGTGTGGGTAAATACTCGACTGGGATACGACCATTTAGAGTGATCCAAAATAGTGTGGAAGAAATGTTGAAACAAGTGAAGTAA